GTCGGCCAGCGCGCCCGTGGCCACGGCCGGCGGCGCGGAGCCGTTGGCCTTCAGGATGGGCTCTTCCGGCTCGGCAGGCGCTGCGGCAGGTGCAGGTGCCGCCGCGGGCGCTGCGGGCGCTGCAGCGGCCTTCTGGCGCGTCCTGCGGGGCGGCGGGGCCGGGGGCTCCTCCGGCTCGGCCGGCGGCGCTGCCGGGGCAGGCGCGGCCGCAGCCGGTGCCGCTGTCGGGCGGTTCCCCGGAACAGCTACCGGAGTCTCGGCCGGGGCCGGGCCCACACCGTCCATCTGCGCCGGGTTCAGCGCGATCGCCTTCTTGGCGTCGGCCGACTGACCGGCTTCCCGGCAGATGTCGAACTCGTCCTGCTCCAGCCAGCGCATCGGCTTGAAGAAGAGCTTGGGCGACTCGCTCTTGGTGTCGAACTTCAGCCGGGTGACGAGCATCGTCGGGTCGATCCCCTGCGCCGTGAGCCAGCGCGCGTACTCCTGCAGCGGACGGTTCTCGCCCTCGGCCTTGCCGAACAGGCTGAGCGCCGGCAGGCTGAGCTGCATCACGTCGCCCTCGACATCGTTGGCCAGCACCACGGCAACGCGTTGCGAGTAGCGGCAGGCCCGGCTGTCGCCTTGGCCCGAGCCCTTGACGTTCTGCGGGCAGGAGGCGCAGGTGGCCGACTGCTTCATGGTCGAGGTCGGATCGGGGATGTCGCCGTTCTGGCTCCAGCAGTCCGGCGCCGACGCCTTGTCCGGGTCGTAGGCGTTGATGTAGAACGTGCGGCTGACCTTGGGCGCAGCGGCAACGATCACCACGTCGAGGTGCCGATCCTCGACCGCGGCGATCTCCTTGCCATCGACGACGAGGCGGAACACGCCGCCCTTGATCGACAGGCGGTTGCCCGTCTGCGCGCCACCGGCCAGAGCCTTGGCGGTTTCGGAGATGGCCACGCCGCGCAGGTGCGCGGGGAGCTGGTTGGGTTGGAAGACAGTGACTTGGTTCAAGCGGTTCTCCAGAGTGTGTTGTGCTGCTACTTGGCAGCGTTGGGACGACGGACGGTGACTTCGATCTCGGACATCGACGACAGGCCGGGGACGGGTTCCTCGGGGTGGTTCGTCAGGTACTCGGCCATGTTGCCTTGGGCGATGCGCTTCTCCATCAGGGACACGTCCCCGGTAGAGATGACGAACTTGCCGAAGGCGTCCCAGTCCTGCGCGTAGTATCGAGTCGCGGTGCGCAGCATGATCGTGCCGAACACGGTCTTGACGGAGCTGATGCCCCCGCCCATCGCGAGCACGCGATCCTTCATGGCGTTGGCCACGAGATCGCGCTGTGCCTTGATGGCTTCGACTTCGGCCTCATGGGCACGCGTCAGGTCTTGAATCTTGTCGCGCATTCGCACGTACATTTTGGCAAGCCGCTCAAGCGGCACTTCTTCAGGCGTAACGGTAGTTGGTTCGCTCATGCGATTCCTTGTTGTGGATGGTTAATTCTAGACATACATGGGCGTGCGGTCAACGCCCGGGGGCCTCCTTTCATTTGACGATCTCGTCGAACAGTCCACTGAGAAGCGTACTCTCAGAGACGCGTCCTGCCAACCGGTGAAACGCAGCGCGCTCCACCGGGCTGTTCTGGATGTGCGTGACCGTCACCTTGTCGGCGATCTGGCCCTTGCGGTCGGCACGCGCGATGCACTGGATGTAATGCTCCACGCTGTCGAGCGGGCCGTAGAAGATCACGTTGTCGGCCCGGGTCAGCGTCAGCCCGTGCGCAGCGGCCTTCGGCTGGATCACGAGCCCACGCGTTTCGTCCGTGTGCTGGAAGCGGTTGATGATGTCGCCGCGCTGGCTCATCGGCACGTTGCCGTCGATGATGTCCACTGCGTACCCGATCTTGTTCAAGTACTCGTGCAGGCGCACGATCGACGCCGTGTACGTGGTGAAGATCAGGAACTTGTGCTGCGTCTCTTCGAGAACTTCGCGCAGCACGTTGAGGCGCGGCGCCGCGTCGAACTCGATGATGTCGCCGTCGTCAGTCCGGCAACTCCCTGCACTGACCTGCAGCAGCTTGTTGATCATCACGCCCTTGTTGACCGCGCTGATCTTCTCGCCCGCCGCCATCGCCACCATCTGATCCTTGATCAGCTTGTAGTACTTGGACTGCTGCGGCGTCATCTCCACGTCGCGCGTCTGCACGATGACCGGCGGGAGGTCGAGGCACTGCTTCTTGGTGAAGCGGATCGCCGGCTGCAGCGCCTCGAACACGATCTCCTTGGCGTTGATCCGGGGCGCCCATTTGAACTGGGTCAGCCGCACCATCACCTTGTCCCGCCACGCTCCCTTGTAGCCGGGCACGCCGCTCGGATTCACGAGTCTCGCGAGCCCATAGGCATGCTCGGGCGATTGCGCTGCCGGGGTGGCGGTCATCATCCATAGCAGAGTCTCCGGCTTGAGGATGTTGTTCAACGCCTTCCACCGCTGCGTGGACACGTTGGCGTAGGCGCTCGCCTCATCGACGATGACGAGATCGAAGCGCCCGTCGCTGCGCACCGCGTGGCCGATGATCTGCAGCCCGTCGTAGTTGACGATGACGAACTCGTAGTCACCCTGCACGGCAGCGATGCGGCGCTTGGCGTCGGAGTGGTGGGCCACGACGGCGCTGCGGTGGATGATGCTCTGGTTGAAGTCGTTCATCCATGCGGCGTGCATGATCGACACGGGGCAGACGATGAGCACGCGGCGCACACGCTTTGTCTCGATCAAGTAGTCAGCCGCCCACAGCGCGCTCATCGTCTTGCCGACACCTGCATCGTTGAAGATGAAGCAGCGGCGGTGGATCGTGCTGAAGTCAGCCGTCTCGCGCTGGTGCGACATCGGCTTGAAGCGACCGGGGAACCTGTACTTGCCGATGATGGGGGAGGGTGCGTTGATGCCGAGGTTGCGCAGGACGCGCACCTCGTCGAGGCCCCACTTCACGTACACGTCGAAGCCACCCGTGGCGATCGGCTCGATGTGCTTGTGAGGCAGGACAGCGAACTTGCTGGCGTCTCTCACCCGCAGGTGGAGCGCCTTGTTGTCGATGATCTGCATGTCAGTTGTGGAATGATTCGATGCGCTCGGCGAGGATGTCACTCAGGTCGAGCATCTTCGTGAGCTGCGCCTGCAGCCGATCTTGCTCGGCGGCATAGACGCTCTCGTAGACCGAGCCGGCGATGAACATACGCAGCCGCTCGATCTTCGCATCGAGCTGGGCTTTCTCGATGACCACCCGGTACTCGTGCGGCAGGTACTCGCCCTGCTCGCCGACAGGCGTGTAGCTGAACTCGAACACGTCCTTGGGGCTCCACGAGATGTATCCCTTGTGGGCCGCGTGGTTGGCCTTGCCGCCGTCGAGGTACTCGACGAGGTAGCCCTCTTCGTCGTCTTCGCCGTGGGGCGGCGCCCAGCCCCGGTACTCGTTGTATTCGAGGCGCGTCATGGGCTCGGCCTTGACGAGCTTGGTTCCTAAGTAGGTGTGCATGGTCCCTCAGAAAGTTGTTGGTTGTGCGATGCCGCGGATCACGGCCATGAAGCCGCGTTGGAGGTCCGTGGCGCCGATGCTGACCCAGCGCTGGTCGAGCGAGCACAGCTCGCTGAAGGCTGGCGTGACGGGGGCTGCGCCTGCAGGCGTTGCCGGATGCAGCCGCAGCTTCTCGACGAAGTGCCCGCACATCTCGGCAAGCATCTTGCCCTCGTTGATGAGGGCCGTCTCCTCGACGCTGAGCTTGCGGTAGCCGGTGATGGCGGGCACCGTACTCACAGCGGGTTCGCGGCGTTCTCCGCGTCCGGCGTATCACCGAGGCCCGCGAGCGCGCGTGCCGCCGCGACCGCTTCGGCCGGCACGGTGAGCGTGGCCCACTGACCCGTGCCGGACGAGGCGCCCCTGACCAGCAAGCCCTTCAGCGCCTTGCGCAGTTGCGCGACCTCATCGTTCTCCACGGGCGCGGGTTCGGCTGTCGCTTCGTCGATCTTCTTCTGTTCGGCGAGCGCCTCGGCCTCGTACTTCTTCTGCACCGGGTCTACCTCTTGCAGATCGTCCAGTGTGTCCGGGTCATGCTTCTTGGTTGCCATGTAGCTCTCCTATACGTTCGGGACTTTGTAGCCGCGCTGGCCCTTGCGCCACGCGCGGTTCTTGGATGGCGCTTGCACGCCGAGATTGCTTGGTGCGTTGCCGCCGCCGTTGTCGAGTGCTTGCTTGTGGATCACGTCCTTTCCGTCGCCGATGGGCGATGCGCCCGACTTGACCGCAGCGCGCTCGGCAGCACGACGCTTGGTCTGCACCGGCACCTGTGCCGGCGACTTGTTGTATGCCTCTTGGTACTTCAGTTTTGCCTTGGTTGCCACGAGTGCCTCCTAGAAGTTGAACGGGTGGGTGCGTCCTGCCACTGCCACTCCAGCAGCCAGCGGCTCATCAGACGCGTGAACCAGCGCGGGCGCTCTGGCATGTAGATGTGCAGGCCAGCCGGCCCGCCGATGACCCATGCACCGACGACGGGCTTCGGGCCTTGGATCGTGAAGGTCTGGTCTTCCATGTCAGTCCCCGCAGAACTCGCACGTCTTCACCGGGCAGTAGCGTTTGCACAGCCCGGACTTCTTGGGGTTCCACACCCCGTTGGCATGCGCGGCTTCGAGGCGTGTGACGCGTTCGCGCCACCGCCACCACAGCTCCGCTGCCTTATCGCGCTCGACCCGATGCTTCGCGAGCGTTCCCTTCAGCACGAATAGTAGGCCACCGGAAACGCTTTGGACAGTGGGGAAGTGCTTGAAGATCATCAGCGACATCAGCAGGAGCTGATCGGTGTCCGGGTACTTGTCGTTGCCGGACTTGTAGTCGAAGCAGCGAGCCTTCGTCTCGTCGGGCGAGATCACGATGATGTCGGCGATGCCGCGCGCCCACACGTCCGGCGCGTCGAACTTGCACGGCGTCAGGTCGATGCGCACGCCCATCTCGTGCTCGCAGTACTTGGTGCCGTCCATCGCAGCGATCGACTCCAGCACCGGCACGAGGAAGCCGAACTCGGGCGTGACTTCATCCTTCTTCTGGATGAAGTCCTCTGCCGCCTTGTGCAGACGCGTGCCGTAGTCCTGCGCGTCCGTCTCCTCGCGCGGGTAGTGCTTCAGCACCTTCACCTCGTGGTAGCGCCGCGGGCACTGCTCGAAGTCCTTGATCGCGGAGTAGCTCCATGCTTTCATTTCACTTCCTTCAGCACTTCGCGGGCCGTGTCCCACTCGGCCCAGTGACGTTCGTCTGAGCCGTCCTTGTGCCGTACCAGTAGTCCTGTCAGCGCTTCCTTGAGCTTGCGCACCTCGCGGTGTGCGCTGCACTCCCCGCAGCCGGGGCAGCGGCAGTAGGGTTCGACGTTCACGACGCGTCTCCATGCAGGGTCAGCAGGTCATAGCCGCTGCCGCAGTCGGTCTGGAAGACGGAGGCGACGCGCACGGCTTCGACAGCGCCGCGTCCGAGGTACATGGCCGCGTATGCGAAGTCGCGGCCGCTGCCTGCCGCGAAGTGCTTGTCCTCGACCACCAGCGGGAAAGGCCCGGTGCTGTAGACGCGGACGGTCTTGCCGTCGAACACGCTGAGCCCCGCCCTGCCGCCATCCGTACGTGCCTCGGCAGGGAATGCCTGCGGATCGGCGCCGGCCTTGTACCACTCCCGCAGCTCGGCGCCGACATCCCAATCGCCTGTGATGCCAAGCAGCTCCTTCTCGTGGCGGAATATCTTCGTGCACGTCTTGGCGATCCCGCCGTTGATGATGCGCTTGTCGGCAGCGAGCGTGCTGCCGTCCCATGCGATGACGCTCATGGCTGACCGATCGTGCCGTTGGTGGTGCGGTTCGTCCCGTCGAGCACGCCGCTGTCGCCCTCGATCCCAAGCTGTTCGGGGAACCCGTTGCGTCTGGACACCTCGTTGAACTTCGCCTCGATCGCAGCGCCGAGGTCGATGCCATGCGCTTCGCAGAACAGGTCGAGATAGATCGCCACGTCGGCCGCTTCCTTGGCGATCATCTCCGTGGTCGGGCTGAACTTGTTGCCCACCAGCTCGTCGCGCTCGCGGTTGCGCATCTTGATGAGGCTGGCCAGCTCGCCCAGCTCGCCAGTGATGGCGGTCAGCCAGTCGGATGCGGACCACGACTGGACGCCGCCGCGGTGCCAGCGGATGCAGCGCCGTGCGTTGGCGGTGCGGAGTTCTTGGAAGGTCAAGCTCATGCGTTCTCCTCGAATCGTGCGGTCCTGATCAGCTCCTCCAGCAGCAGCGCGAACTGCGTGACGAACTTCTCGTTGCGTGCCAGCGGGTGGTTCATCGTCATCAGCACGGCGTGCGTGGACTCATGCCAGAACGTCTTCTGCTGCTCGTTCGGCGTGCGTTGCCGGTTGAGCGCCGCGTCGTAGATGTAGATGCGCTTGGGCGGGGGCGGCATGCACTGGCCGGCATGCTTGCCGTTGGGGCTGTGCGGCCGGCGCTGCACGGTCCACTTGCGTCGCCGCAATCGGAACGAGGTTGGTATTGGGTGCGTCATTGTTTTGCTTCTCCGTAGCGTTGATGGGCGCCGACATCAGCGTCCAGTGGGATGCCCGGCAAGTACACCGGGTCTACGATCATCTGCTGGCGAACCCAGACCTTCGCCTTCGCAGAATCCTGTTGGCGCGCGAGCGCCGCGAGTTCGTCGTGCACGGTCAGCACCACGGGCAGGCGCTTGGCCACACGCAGCATGCCGTCGCTCATGACGATGCGAGCCAGCCCCTGCGTCACGTTGTTGCACAGCGTGCCCGGGTGGATGTACTCGATCTTCTTGCCCTTGCGGTAGGTGTATGCAACGCGGCCGCGCTCGTCGCGCCCCTTCGCCAGCTCGGGGTACACGATGCGCATGCCGTTGGGCATGAGGATCGCGCCCTTCTCGAACGTCAGGCACTTGTAGGTGCGCGTTGCACCGCCGTGCAGGCACTCCTCCAGCACCTGCTTGAGGAAGCCCCAGAACTGCACCACCGGCTCAGCGGTGCGGCGGTAGCGGTCGATGATCTCCTTGGCCACGATGCAGTGGATGAGCAGCTCGTCGTCGCTGCACGCATGGGGCACGAGCGCAGCGCGCTCCATGCACCACTTGTCCTTGGTGAAGTTCATCACCTGCTGCGCGCTGATCCCCATCTGCTTGGCGTCGGCCACCGTGTAGCGCTTCGGCGGAGCGCCGAGGAAGCCGGCAAGAAGCTGCCCGGCGAACGATGGCCAGCCCAGCATGTACCCGGCGCCCAGCAGCGCGCTCTTGGCGCTCTGGCGCAGCACCGGATGGCTTTCCTTGGTCATGCCCGGTACGCCGAACATGCCAGCGCCGAACTGCGCGTATGCGTCCTGCCCTGACCGGAAGATGGCCTGCAGCTCCGTGTAGTCGCTCAGCTCGGCCAGCACCCGCGGCTCGATCTGCATCAGGTCGCCGACGATGCACACGTAGCCGGCAGGCGCCTTGATCGACTTGCGCAGCGCGCTGCCGCGCTTCATGTTCTGCAGGTTGACGTTGCTGCCCTTGCTCGCTTGCCAGCGGCCGGGACCTGCGCCCCAGTAGTTGAGCGGCACCGGCAGCGGGCCACGGTGCGAGATGTCGATGAAGCGCTGCGCTCGCGTGCGAGCTTGCGTGGACTTCACCCGCAGTCGTGCCTCGCAGAGCAGCGCAACGTCTTCGTTGTCGCCGTTCTGCATCTGCTGGAACATGGCATCGCTCTTGGCGAAGGCGTAGATCATCTTGCCCTCCGCCTTGCCCTTGCCTGATGGCGAGGGCTTCATCGGCGGATCGACACCCAGCAGGCGCAGCACGTCGGCGAACGTGTCGTTGCTGGCGAGTTCCGACTCCGTGCGGTTGACGCGCCCCAGCGCCTTGGCCAGCGCATCCTCGTCTTCCTTCAGCGCCGTCTCCAGCATCGGCGTGTCGAATTCAAGGACCGGCCGCGTGTACATCTTCACCGTCATGTCGATGAGCTGCAGCTCGGAGATCGGGAACGACGGCAGCATGCGGATCAGAAGCTCGGCGCACAGCCAGCTATCGTGCTTGCAGTACGTGGACAGCTCCTGCTCGATGGCGAAGGGCAGCTCGTCGAGGATGTTCTCCGACGACGCGAGCCCGTCCATCTTGCGCGGCAGCTCATAGCGCTCGGCCAGCGTCTTGAGGCTGTTGCCTGCCTCGACGCCGTGGAGGGCGCGGCCCATGCTCAACGTGTCGAGGATGAATGCGGGGTGGACACCGTAGTGCCAGAACATGATCGACACATCGAACGCGGAGTTCTGTGCGACCACTGCGATGCGCGTCCAGTCGAAGCGCGCGAAGAATTCCTTGAGGCC